TAAATCTCCAACAGAGGCCAAGGCCTGCATAGATGCTGGTAAGTTACTATGAGATACACGGCCTAATTGTTTCCCAACTTCCATAAGAGCTTCAGAAAGTCTTATTAGTATTTGATTTGTTTTGTATCCTAGCATAACTGGTTCTAATCCGCTAGTAGATCCTGGCATATTTGGATGGCCTAATATGATTCTTGGAGAGTCAATTGAAACTGCTCCAAATGCGTCCAAATGAATTTCACCAATAGAAGACAGTCCTATATTTTGTTTTCCAAATATAAACACAGCATCTTCTTTAGAATGAATTATCACTCTACCACTAGTGATTATAATTTGATCGCCTTTATATGGAAATTTAGGTGTATACATTATGCCCAGTTATTTGCGTCTTGAGTTGCTGCTGATACTGCGTCGTTCGTAGTAGGCATCAATTCTATTTCTAATATATTTTGATTTTGAGGATCTATTCCTCTACCATAAGAAGCAAAAGGAAAATTAGATATGTCTTCCAAAACCACCTCTTGACCCGCAGTTAAGTATATAGAAGATTTGTCTAAATTAATATTTTCAACGGTGGTAGAAAAGGAATCTGAATCAAATGGAGTGCCTTGTCCGTTTCTTATTATTGTTATTGGATCTCCAGAATTACCAGCACTTGACCAAAGGTTAAGACTTCTCATACCCTTTACAGTACTTCCAAATCTTATTGATTGTCCAAATCTAGATTCTAATATTATGTCGCCTTCGAATGGGCGTAAGTTTCTGATGTCATCCCTCTCAATAAAAGTATTTCCTAATGGAAGTCTTAAATTTAAAGATTGGCTCTTACCATTAAATCCTGGTTTTGAGGAATACTTAGCAACATACTTGGCATATTCATCTAAGTTTGGAAAAGCATTGTGATTTACTCCATTCCATAAAGCGTAAGGCGGAAAGTAAAACATGGCCTTAGAATTAAAGTCATCGTTTAATCCAGTAGAAGGTCCACTTAAAATTAATACAATTTCTCCTGCTAATGGATATTGTTTTATAAAGCTAAATATTGGGAAAGCTGGTTCAGATACTGCTTTTAATTTTGACTGCGATAGATTAGAATACATTATTTCGTATCTTATCTTGCCAATGTCTTTAGAGCTAGTGAAGTCTGGATCGGGAATTAGATTCTCTTTAACGTTTGGTAAACCATCAGGTCCTTCGTTTACTTGCAAAGATCTAATATAAGGGCCTAAAACTACTGATTTGACTCTTCCTACTAAAAAGTACTGACCGAACTTGCCGCTCTTGTCGGCTTTAAATGATTGTCCAAAAGCCATTATGCTTTAGCTATTTGTTTTTGAGATATTGAAGTAACATCACTCATTAACTGTTCTATGTCTTTTTCTGTTAAAAGACCGCCGTCTTCAACAGACTTGTCCTTGGCATCTGCAGATTTTTGGAAGGCACTAAGAATTTTCATTAAAACCTCATCGTTCTTAAGGCTAGAATCTAATAAACCCTTGATCATAGGGACCAAAACGATAGCATCGCCAGGTCCTTCAATCATATCTGCCAAACGTAATATTTCTGATTTTATTGTTGAGTCCTGAGACTTGTGCTTGTTGTACACCTCTTCCACCAAATGCGCCAAAGTCTTGCCTGGGAAGATTTCTTTTTCAAGTTCCATACTAATTTTTAAATAAATATCACTGGTCAACGTTTTCTATGTGATGATCCAGAACCTCTTTATACGCCACCTTTAGCTTCTTGATCACCTTAGTAATTGTATTGGACTGACAGTCTGTGATCTCTTTTATGTATATGAATAGAGCTTTCTTATTGAATATGTCTATGTTTTCTCTCTTTTTAAAGACCTCTAATATTGCATCAGCAACCTTCATTTCGCTTTCTTTCTCAAACATGGTGGCCAAATTAGTATCTACCACATTTATGAATTGATTAATAACAGAGTTCCTATTAATGTCTTCAGTCTCAGTTCCTATGACCAAACTTTCATGTGTCTTCTCAGAGTTGTCTACCTCAGAAACCTGCATTTTAGAAACCATCTTCTTGTAGTTCTTCTGATTGTAGATAATTAGATATCTTTTAGCAATTGTTCCAAAATAAGAGTATGCCTTGCCTTTCGACTGATCATATAGGTGCAATTTCTGTAATAAGAAAGAGATAACTTCGTACTTAAGATCTTCAATATTATCTACTTCTGTGTAATAAAACTTAAATGTATGGATAATATTCTCTGCTAACTTATAGAAAGCATAATGAATTTCTTTATTATATATTTGATTTGCTACCGCTTGATTTGGAGCTAGACGATATCTTAGAATGGCCTCTTCAGTTTCAGAAGTAAAGTAGACGTTCTTAGTTTTTGGTTTTCTTATTCTTGGAGTACCTTTTATGGTAAGACCCATATCCGGTTCCGGCTCAACCATTAATTCTTCTGCCATAGTTTATTTTCTCCCCGTAAATTGTTGAACGCGTACTTGAATTTGTTTGATGTTTTCAAAAAGCTGTAATAATTCAGGGTCTGATTGTACCCACATTGTCATATCTATTTTATTTACTAGACCATTGAAATCGTCTAGTAAAGATAGAGTATCGTTTACAAAACCGCTTTGGTTAATCACTAACTCTTCAAGGCGTTTGTTTTTTCTATAAAGATTATATACTACTGCCCCTAAAATTGTAGCTGTCCATAAGACTATGGCTATTGTTGATGTTAACATGATATTAAATTTGTGTTTCTACTCTCGAAGCCATTAAATCGGCTTGATGTAGTATGTAAGGTAAATTAGATTTTATTTCAGAGTCAGCGCTATAAGTAATATAATAAGACTTGTTGGCTTCCTCGTAAAGACCGTCGTGTAACTTAATTGCCAAGAACTCATTTTCACTAACACTAATGTTTGCTTTTTGTAAATAGAATAAACTACGATCAGCAATTCTCATGTGAGTGATGTTGTTATTATATTTAAAGTGTGCTCCTTGCTTTTCTACATGCCATGAAGAATCGTTAGGAATGTAGAAAGGCTGTTCATTAGTGCCCAGTTTACCAAGGTCATGATTAATTGCAGAGAATACTAGTTCTTCAACAGTATAATCTTTCTTCTGACCAAAGCGCTCCCATACTTTATCCATAACTAAGGCTGCTTCAACTACTCTATTAACGTGATCAACGTATCCGCCTGGAAAACAGTTGTGATGAGATAGTTTAGTGGAAGCTGGACTAATTGCTAAAGTAACCTCTCTGCCTTTATAGAATTCCAGTAAAGAATCCTTTCTATCAGAGGTAATATACTTGTCAATATACCCATAAAACTTTTGTAGATTCTCTAAAATCTGTTCTTCTGTCAATTTTTTCATAACTTTTATTTTAATTTAAGATTCTTGTTCAGTGTTGATCAAGTGCTGGATTTCATCAATCTTGGCTCTCATCGTATCTAAAGTGTTCTTTAATTCTTGCGGCGGTCTCAATTGAGAAATGGCCGTGTTTTGATAAGCGAGCATCATAATCAACTCGTTTAATTTCTTAGTAACTAATTCTTTGTATCTCATAATGTTAATATAATACTTTTTTAATTACAAATAACATATTATCTATCGAGTGGCATGCTATCTTGTATATTCCGTTATTATCTATTTCCTTTTCACCTAAGTCGCTATGATTAGAAGTTTGGTATATTGCGTAGGATTTAGAATCCGCTTCCAACATCACCATAGGATATTCTTCGGATCCAGTAATAGCTTCTATTTTATCACAAGACTTAGGATCTTCTTCACATACAGAATCGGTGAATTGTATGTTCTCATTCTTTAAATTTGTTTTAAAACTAGCACAGTGAGGGCATGTTTTAAGTGTAAAAACCTTAAGCTTGTATTTCTTCATCGTCTTCTATTTTATTAAAATCAGGGTCTAAATTCTTCATGGTCTCAATCCAGAATAACTTTTGTTCATTACTCATTTGATCAAATTGCATACTAAGGTATATATATAACCCCTGTAGCTCTTGCTCTGATAGCTGTCTATTTTCCCCCTGTATCTCTAGTAGTTTTGTTATATCCATCTGTCTGCTGTTGTTTTCCCCCTGTAGTAGAAGGTTTTAAAAATAATTATTTTACCGGACAAAAAGAAATCTAAGTTTTCTGTGGCGTCTTCCATAATTAAATATAAACATTTATTTTCACATTAAAAAATATTTTTTTCTTTAAGTTATTTTTGTTATATTAGATTAATGGAGAACGAACAATTGGTTTTGGGACTTTTAGAATCTGTACTTGGAAAGGGAAAACCCGATAAGAACAAGAAGGACGTTGCGTTCCATTGTCCTATTTGCAATCACAAGAAACCAAAGTTGATCGTTAACATTTTTACTGGTCAATACAACTGTTGGACCTGCCACCCGGCCACAAAAGGCAAAACTCCTGTTTCGTTATTTAAAAAATTGGGAGTAGAGAAAGAGCGAATGGTCGAGATGAAGGGCTACTTCAAAGGCGATCGTACTAAGATAGAAGAAACGGAAACAACTCGCGTATTTTTACCAAAAGAATTCATTTCAATGACCGAAAACGACAAGTCATTGGAATATCGTCGCGCAACAGTTTACCTAAAAAATAGAGGCATCAACGAGTCCGACGTAAGAAAGTACAACATTGGATATTGCAAAGAAGGCCGTTACAGAAATAGAGTTATCGTGCCTTCTTACGATAAAAACGGTCAAGTAAACTATTTTATTGCTAGGTCTTTCGAAAAGGAACCCTATCAAAAGTACGACGCGCCATCTGTAAACAAAACAGAAATCATAGGACTTGAATATCATATTAACTGGACAGTACCGGTTATACTTTGCGAAGGCGTATTCGACGCAATTGCTATCAAAAGAAATGTTGTTCCGCTATTTGGTAAGAGCATTACAAAGGCACTGATGTTGAAACTTGTGGAATCTCAAGTAAAAACAGTATATTTGGCACTTGATAAGGACGCACTCAAAGAAGCGCTTACTTACTCTGAACAGTT